CTACTCAGAGGAAATCGGCCGCACCGGCCGCTTCAACGATGCCGTCCGCCCGCTTGCCGAATGCTACATCTGCGAGAACGCGCACGGCGAGATCGATACACTCTTCCGCCGCTTCACGCTCGACCCCTCCCAGGCCGTCACCCTGTTCGGCGACGCGGTCTCGCCGCGCACGCGCAAGGCAGCGCTCGCCGGTTCACGCGAGCGTACAACCTTCCTGCACGCGGTCTTCCCGGACACCGCGCCGGAAGCGCCACGCCCCTTCGCCTCGGTCTATGTCGAGGAAGAGGGTGCAACCCTCGTCGCGCGCGACGGCTATTTCGAGATGCCCTACCATGTGCCGCGCTGGACGCAAGGCGCAGGCGAGCCCTATGGCCGGGGCATCGGCGACCAGGTCCTGCCCGACATGCGCCTCCTCGTGCGCATGGAGGAAACCCTGCTGCGCGCGGCCGAGTTGATGGCCGATCCACCGATGGCCGTGCCCGACAAGGGGCTTGCCCGCGGCGCGCATGTGAGGCCGGGCGGTATCTCCTACGGCGCGCTCGACCATGACGGCGGCCTGCGCATCAAGCCGATCTATACCGGCGCCAATCCTTCGATGGCCCTCGACCTGATCGAGCAGCGCCGCCAGGCGGTGCGCGATGCCTTCCAGCTCTCGCTCATGCAGGTCATGGCAAGCCCGAACATGACAGCGACCGAGTTCATGGCCCGCCACGAGGAGAAGCTGCGCCTGCTCGGCCCCAATCTGGGTCGCATCCAGAGCGAGTTTCTCTCGCCGCTGATCCGCCGGCGCTTCGGCATGCTCATGCGGGCCGGCATGTTGCCCGAGCCCCCGCCCGGGATCAGGGGACAAGACCTGAGGATCGAATATGTCTCGCCCCTCGCACGCGCCCAGATGGCAGCCGAAGCCCAGGCCGTAGGCCGCCTCTACGACAGCATCGCCCCCGTGGCCGCGCTCGATCCCGCCGTCGCCTTCAACATCGACCACGACGAGGCGGTGCAGGTCATGGGTCGCGGCTGGGCCGTACCCGCGCGCATCATGCGCGGCATCGACCAGGTCCGCGCCCTGCGCGCCCGGGCCGCGCCCGCAACCTAGTTCCCGCGCCGTGCGGTGACCTCGATCTCGATCTTCATGCGCGGGTCGGCAAGACCGGCGCTGAACATGGTCGCGGCCGGACGCACATCGCCCAGGTGCTTGCGCATCGCCGGCCAGCACGCCGGAAAGTCGGCCGCGACCGGCAGGATGTAGTGCACGCGCACGACATTCTTCAAAGACGCGCCCGCCTGCGCCAGCGCATGGGCGATGTTCACGAAGCACTGCTCGGCCTGCGCCGCGACGTCATCCGGGATCGTCATCGTCGCATAGTCGAAACCCGTCGTGCCCGACACGAAGATCCAGTCGCCGTCGATGACGGCTCGCGAATACGCCATGTCACGCTCGAAGGGTGAACCGGAAGAAATGTGCTGAACCATGAAACCCAAAGCCTCGCTGAAACGAATGGCCCGCTTCTTAAGGGTCGCAACGCGCGCCAGCAATGTACGGCGCGCAACAACCAAGGAAGAAAAAGATGAAATCACTGCCTGAAATCCTGTGCCTGCTCTGGGGTGCGCCGCGCGCCCCCGGGGTGGCCGCCGACTATCGCGCCGCCTGTGAGGCGCATCCCCTTTTCCTGCGCGACCTTGCCGTCTTCTGCAACGCCGCAGCCCCCATCGCCGGCGCCCGGGAATTCGACCGCGGCGTGGAAGAGGGCAAACGCCGCGTCTGGCTGCATGTCGCCCGCCTCGCGGCGATCCAGCCCGAAGATTTCTTGTCCATCACCGACACCGGGAACGACCATGACTGAACCCACGCCCATTCCCGCGCCCACCACACCCGCAGCCGACGAAGCGCTCGCCCCGGCCACCGGCATCGCCCCTGCCGCTCCCGACACGCCGCCGACCTATGCGCTGAAGCGTCCCGACCTGCCCGAAGGCATCCCCTGGGACGAAGGCTTCGAGAAGGCGGCCATGCCCATCGCTCACGGCCTCGGGCTGACGCCGCACCAGGTGCAGGGTCTGATGGACTTCTATGCAAGCCACCACGTCGAGGCCTTCACCGCAGCCGGCCGCCTGCGCCAGCAGGACGAGGCGCGCGCCAGCGAGGCCCTCAGGGCCGAATGGGGACCCGACTACACGGTGAAGCTGTCCCAGGCCGCACGCGCGGCGCGATATTTCGGTGGCGAGGAACTGGTGAACCTGCTCAACGAAAGCGGGCTGGGAAACAACCCGCAGCTGATCCGCGCCTTTGAACGGGCGGGTGCCTTGCTCGGCGAGGATACGCTAAAGGGCAGCAGTCCAGGCGCTCGTGGCACGCTCGCGCCGGCAGACGCCATGCGCAAGGCCCGCGAGCTGATGCAGAAACCGGGCTATCTCAAGCGCGATCATCCAGAACACTTCGACCTCGTCGCCGAAGTCAATGCGATGTTCGAGCGGGCCTTCTCCCAGGCAAGAAGCTAGCCGGCTGGCGTTGACGCATCCGGCGGAACGTCGTCACCGGAGCCTTTCTTTCGCTTGGTCAGACGGGCCTTGCGCGCCTCTTCCTTTTCGGTGGCGCGCTTCGCAGCCTCGGTCTCGATCAGGGGCAGAAGGGCTTCAGCAGACTTCTTCTGGGTCGCGTTGCCCGACGCCTGGAGGCGGCGCGCATTGGCGAGGAACGCGTTGAGTTCGGCATCCGACATGCCGGGAATGCGGCTGCTCAAGTCATGGATCACGGGTACCTTCGGCGGTTCGCCCGAGGTGTCCTTGTCGCGGGACTTGTCCCTGTCTTTTTTTGTCCCGTCTTTCTTCATTGCAATCGCACTCCTGAAAAAAACGGGGCGGTGCCAGAACAAGATGTCCGGCCACCGCCCCGAAAACCCGAATGAACAACCAGGCGTCAGGCCAGGCGAAGGTTCACTGCCTTGGGTCCACGCGTATCGGCTTCGGTGTCGAAGCTGACGCGCTGGCCATCGCGCAGGCCGCGAATGCCGGCCTTTTCGAGAGCGGTCGCATGGACGAACACGTCCTTGCCGCCGCCATCCGGCGTGATGAAGCCGAAGCCTTTGGTGTCGTTGTAGAATTTAACAGTTCCGGTAAGCGAGGCCATGGACAGGTCTTCCTGATGTATGCGTTAGGCCAAGGCGACATGCCCTTGCCGTGTGAACCAGTCGTACAATGGCTATCGCCTGAACTGGGACCATGATCTGCGCAGCCACCATGCCGCTGAGCGCAAGTGTCCAGGCATTCCCGGTCCGCACTTCAAATTGTGCAGCCGTCACGATTGGCACCCTACAGCCATTGCATCCCCGACGCAAGGAAACCGTAAGGTAGCAAAACAGCGGTAAGCGGGCGCCTTTTTGCCCGCGAGAGTCCCGGCAACGGACACCCCGGCAGACCACCGTCGCCACCCGCCGCAAGGCGGGTCCGCCAGGCCGCACCGGATGTTGCGAAACCACATCCAGGACCCAGGGGAACACGCCCGAAAAGGCGGGTCCCAAGTCCGAACAAAACCACAACAGAAACAGACAATTGCGGAGACATTTTCATGTCGACACAGATTACCACCGCCTTCGTTGGCCAATACGCGGCCAATGTCACCATGCTGGCCCAGCAGAAGGGCTCGAAGCTGCGCGACGCCGTCCGGCTCGAGCACGTCACGGGCAAGCAGGCCTTCTTCGACCAGATCGGAGCGACCGCCGCCCGGCGCCGTTCATCGCGCCACGCCGATACCCCGCGCATGGACACGCCCCATGCGCGCCGGCGCTGCGCCATCGAGGACTTCGACTGGGCCGACCTCATCGACCGGGAAGACCGGCTGCGCATGCTCATCGACCCCACCTCGACCTATGCCCGCAGCGCGGCCAATGCGATGGGCCGGGCGCTTGACGAGATCATCGTCGACGCAATCCGCGGAACCGCCTTCACCGGCGAGAATGGCGCAACGCCGGTCACGCTGCCCGGCGCGCAGAAAGTGCCGGCGGGCGGAGCCGGCCTGACGGT